GGCAAATCCTGCTGCTGATTTCCCCACTGGGTCGGGCAGTGATCCCATAGATTGGGCCTCTCTGGTCGATCAGGTTGGTTCACAGCTTGACGGACGAATGATGACTAGTCAAAATCTGCTAGTCGATCTCATTCAGATGTCACAGACTGTTGGGATGTTTAAAGATCCCTTCAGTCTGAGAAAACTAGCTCGTAAATCGACTTTGTTAACCTTGAGTAAGTTAGCAAAGTTACCTGCGAGTTGGTTCCTCGAATATAAGTTCGGATGGGAGAACGTTTACCGCTCCATGCAGGCGCTTGCAAGCGTCTGGGGAGAGGTGCGTCACCATCAAGCTTATCTAGAGGAGTCTGTGAACAAGTACACTTCGTTGGCCGCTCGGTCAACGGGGGCGTACATCAACCCTCCTTCGGTTACATTCACGAAGCCTGCGAGCTCCTCACGTCTCACACTAACGTTGGAGTTATTACCAACGACTTGTGTTGGATGTTTCTCCTTAGATTTAAGGAGAACTCTCTCGATGGCGGCCTGGTCAAAATTTGATCAGGTACTAGCGAGATTGGGAGCCCGCGACATAGTGACTGCGCTCTGGGATGTAGTACCTTACTCTTTTGTTGTGGATTGGTTTACCCACATCAATAGGGATTTAGGTGCACATTCAATTGACTGGAACTCTTATGATATTAGGCGGATGGGGTATTCCCGCAAAACCGAGTGGTATGGAAGAATCAAAGTTGATTCCTCCTACACTGGTTATGGCGAGACTATCACTTTGCCTACATATTATGAAGGTCCTCAGTGTGTGCAAAAGACATACACACGTACGCAGGGGTTTCCCCCCGGTACACAGAGCGTCGGCCTATTCGGTAACCTTAACAAAACTCAGATTGCTGAAGGTTTAGCGCTTATTGTACAGCGCATTTGACCACAGCAACAAACCCGGAGTCTGTATGGCAAGTGCTACACAAGTTGTTGTCAACAAAGCTGGTGCCAATCAAACTTTTAGTTTGGTTGGACAGACTGCGAATGGCGCCCTTTATAAGGATGCCTCGCGCAGTCTTGCTGAACCCCGGACCATGGAATTCCAGTTTAATCTGGGAAACCCTGGTTCCCTTGGTAATGACAAAATTTCCGTCATTATTAAGGATTCGCATGCAAATGCGACAACCGGTAAGGTTGTCACGCTCGTATGTCGAATGGACATCTCGATTCCTCGAGATTCCGCAATCACAACCGCGATGGTCGAAGACATTATATGTCATTGGCAATCACTCGCTGTGGATGCGAACTCAGAGTACCTTGCTGATGCAATGGTTCCATAATGTTTAAACGCATTGTGGTTTACCTATTGTTTCAGTTCGGTTCCCTCGTTAGGGCTGTACTAAGAGTTATTGTACAAATAACTCCGCGCACCCCTAAATAGGATCGAACCAGCTCTTATGCACGGCGCATTTTGCGCCGTGCAAACTAGCAGGTGCTAAGTTGACCTTGTGTCATGCACTTGCACAACCAGATAAGGATGGAAACGTATGTCCTCAGCAATGAGTCCACACGAGACCGTAATGCCTTCTGGTACGATAAGCGACCTATGGGCGCGCTGGGAAAGCTCGTCCATGAAAGTAACTTACCGTGCACAGTCCAGATTATATCGAGCTTTGTTTTGCGACATCGCACGACATTTCCCGAACTTTGTCCTTCAAGATTTCTCCTACCTTCTTCTTCGTATTGAAAAGGAAGGTGGGTCATTCTATCTCGAGAAATTGCCCGAATTGGGCAAAGCCTTTGAGACTAGTTTGATTACCAATGAGCGCTTTATCGCGCCCAACGGTTGGGAACTCTTGAATGGAACAAGGCTTCCAAAGTTCTTAAATCAACTCTTTAAACAGTTGATGAACGACGATGGGAGTCCACTCTGGAGCTATCAATTCGGAAGAATTGGTATTCTGCGTAATTCTGATCAATCAATAGTATCAGAAAAACAACGCACACATATCATCCGCGCTGTCCAGTATATTCGACAGTGCTGTATGATGTGGTCCAAAGTGGAAATGTTCACCGACGTTTCAGATTCAATGTTTTCTCCAAAAGGCGCGAAATTATGCGCCAAATCGCAGAAAGCATTAGACGGCTTTGTTACTCGCGTATCTACTGAGTTCAAGGTTGATAACCTAGAGATCAGTGATAGGCTGAACGAAGCTCGTCGTCTTTTGCGTTGTGTGTTCACTACTGCTTCCCCGGAATTAGAAGAACTCAAGGATTTTGTAAAGAATCCTTGGGGTCGACAAGGTCCAGGGGCAGTCGCGGGACGTGAAGTCGGATGTGAGAAGTGGTCATTTGAAAAATGGCCGGGGTTGCCTCGCCAGTTATTTACTTGGCGTGATGGAATGGACTGCGAAGTCCGTCCCGTTCTTCGACAACCCGACGCACGTGTATGTTTGGTACCCAAGGATTTTCGAGGTCCTCGGGTCATCTGCATAGAGCCTAAAGAAAACCAGTTCGCCCAACAGGGCTTAATGGATATTCTTTATCGGCTTGTTTCACGTTGCGCTCTCACAAATCGATCCATCAGCTTTCTCGACACGGAGGTATCGCGTGCAGCCTGTTTTGATTACAGGTATGCCACGATCGACCTAAAGGATGCGTCGGACACCATTCATTTGGTGCTCGCACGCCTTCTCTTACCGAGATGGATCTTTAAACTAGTGACTCGCTATCGCAGCAGGGGTGTTGAAACTCCTGATAATCAAGTTGTGAAGACAACTTGCTTAGCGACAATGGGTAACGCGACTTGTTTTCCTTTAGAGACATTACTGTTCTGGGCTTTAAGCCTTGGAACAATGATAATCCTAAGGGATTCATTTCCAATTCGAATGCACAAACATCTTAATTTTGATGTTCGTGTATTTGGAGATGACATCATTGTGCCCTTATGGGCGTGTGATGAAGTTGCGCGCACACTAGAATCCGTAGGTCTCTTGTTAAACACTTCAAAAACCTGTCAGTTCTCTCTTGTGAGAGAGAGCTGTGGTGAATGGGTGTTTGCAGGAGAAGCGATCAAAATCGTTAGATTTCGATCACTCGATGTCTCGGATCACAGAAGCTTCGTCCAATGGCGAGATCTTAGAATAGATCTCTTGCACTGTGATAAGGAAAATCTAAGTGCAATGGGCGAAGAGATGTTAGAGCTGCTGCAAGAATATGTTCTTGATCGTTCTAAGAATTATCCAAAATTCTTTAAAACGAGATGGAACAAAAACCTACAGCGACTTGAAGTCTACGCTCCTGTATTTGTTCAACAGGGGCGTCTTCGAGAGCTGGTGGATGCTGCCGGACTTTATGCCTGGCACGTTCACAACGATCGAACACCTTGCCTCAAAGGTGCCCGGAAACGGGTTATAATGAGGTGGCAGGATACCCGCAGTTTTAGACTGTAGTATCCTGAGGGAGGTGAGTACCTAAACGTACACCAGTTTTCCTTTTCCGTCC